GGATTTACTGTAGCATATTTTTTGGCCAACTCGTAGATGTCATATTTTCTACAACCAGCAAAAAATGATTCTAAAATACTATCAATACGAACTTTGTTTGTTTCATTTCCTAATACTTTATTTACAATAACATTAAGGACTGATGGATGGTCAACAACAATTTTCCAAGATAAAGAACCCCCTCTACTTGTATTTTTATAGGTATAGATTGGTTCTGGTCGTCCTAAAAAATCAGATGTATTCCAATTCGCGCTTACGTTTTCACTAAATGTTAAACCATATGGTGGAAACCACATAACTCTACCTCCGTTTGGGCCTCGCTCACAAACAGGTAAATCTGAAGTTGAGAATCCAGGTGTACTAGAAGTTCTCCATGCCAAGTTTTCTAATGAAAACATATATTTCTTGGCGACCGCATTATTAATTGTTCCGACAATATTTGTTGAACTTTGCCCTCCCTCCTGTTTGTTTGGAACAATATTCAAGTTATAAGTCTTGTCTAAAACTGAATAAGAAAATCTTCGGTTCTCGGTGGTAATACCATCTTGTTTTTGTAAGTCGTTGTATTGAAGATAAGGAATATCCTTAGCAAATACACGGCAATATTCTGTACCAACCTCTTGACCAATGGCTCCTTCATAACGATAAACTCTCGATCCTTTGGTTAATTCTTTATATCCGTCATTAAATACTTTACTCACTTGGTCAATAGCATTTCCAACGTGCTGGAGACGTTTACCTCCCTGAGGTTGACTATCTATTATTCTTTGTGTTTGGTCAAGTATAGAACCTTCTTTAAGTGGTATTCCAACAGATTCTGTATTAACATATGATGAAGGTCTAAAGTCTTCATCTTCATTTGTAATCTCTCCTCCAATACCTACTTTCTTTCCGGCATTGCCTCTATACTTTGGTGAAACCCAAGTAAATCCACCTTCAATACCTCCACCATTACTATATGTTGGTCCATTAGCACCAAGTCTTATTGATTGACTCGGTCCTTCATATAACTGAGCCAACTCTGAAGGCCCATAAACTGGTGATTGTTGTTCAGTACCGAACTGATTTACAGGAACTTGACCCGAAGGAGAAAAAATTTGAGATGGGTTGGAAGTAATACTTCCAACATAAAAATTGCTGTTATCTGAAACTGTACCTGTAAGTGCTCCACCAACTCTTTGGAAAAAGTTTCTAGGGAAATTCGGCTTATATCTGTTGAAATCGATATTTTTAAAGAGTCTCGATCTTTGACCTGCCCCCATGTTGTTGAACATGATTTGAGATCCAGTCTCTCCTCCTCCCATTAATCTATTTACAAATTTCCCAACACCGCTTTGTCTAAAAGCATTACCTAATTGTTGTATAGTTGTTGGTTGACCTAAAATAATGTTGGGGTCGAAATATGAACCTGGTATTGGAGACACAGGTAAAATACTACCACCTAATCTTAATGCAAAATTGGCAGCCGCTAATATTGGGTTTGCCGTTACCGTAATTGTATAAACAGGTTCTATAATTGGTACTACACCTGTTAAAATATTAACAAGGTCTGTACCACTACTAACATTAAGAATGTTTGCTCTACCTAATGTATCTTGTCGTATTTGGTCTGCGATTCTTTGTTCAAACTCTCTTCTCAAAGTTTGTGCACCTAAACGAGCAATAAATGAATCTTGGCTCAATAAACCATTACTTCCACTCGGATCAGGTGACAATAATATTGACACAGGTGTATAATTGGAAGATACAAATGTTGTTGGATATGGTTGGTTATTATTACTATTGGTAGTAAGTGGTCTATTTAATGACCCGAAAAATTCAGCACTATCCAACTGAACTTGACTTCCATTTGAAAACACATTAAGAGGTTTCCACTTCTGGGATTCAGGTAATGATTGACCAACTATATTTGCATCTTGATATCCGTATTCACCCTCATTGGATTTTGTGTTTAATAGAGCTCCTGGATCTGGTACTTGTTCATATCCACCTTCATTACCATATTGGTTTAATGGATATAGTTTGTTAGCAAAAGATGGAACATCAATTAATTGATCTGGGCTGTCTTGTACAGATGTATCCGACTGAACATATTCAGTATTGATAGGCTGTGTTGGTCTATTTGGAGCCTTATCATATGGAGTTAAGTTCCTAACAATAAGTTTCTTTCTAAACCCTTCTGAATTTACAAAATCTAACGGACTTGACATCTATGTTTTTTTATAGATAAATAGGTTGATTAAAGTTTTTTAATTTTAATAACAACTACTATTATGGATAATTGGTTTGTACTGGAGACATAGGATTACCCTGTTTATTCAAGTTAATTATTAAAGTTTGGAAACTTGGTGAGTTGAATGCGTCGTATAACGCTCTTTCAATCATTTTAGGATCCATTCCTGTTGGAGCCATAACTTCTACTTTTATTGTTCCTCCTACGTCAACGGTGGATTTCGACATACCAGCAGCGCTTGTAGTATTTCTTACTGCCTCCTGAACTTGTGTTTGTTTTCCTTCCAATAAACTTGATATAGGTTGATTACCCGCGGCTTGTTGTGATGCTTCAGTCTCACCAATTTTTCCCCGAAGCATATCTGTCAATTTTTGTTCATACGACCCGTATCCAAAACCTTGACTTATTTTTTCTCCAGTTTCCTCCAAAGATTTTTTGAAGTCTGATTCAATATCACCAAGTAATTTTCCAGACCTCTCTAAATAATTTGCAATGTCATCTGTGAAATTATCACCCTCTTTCAAATCATCTATAAGTTTTTTGATATCACTAAGTCCAGTTTCCACAGGTTTTCTCACACTTGCTGTATCCCCCATCTGAGAAAACTCTCCACTTACATTTGTAATTCCACTTCGTACACGTTCTTTTCCTTCTGATACTTGGCCAGCACTAACAACTCCACCAACAATTTTAGCCCGTATTGCAGCAACATCACCTTTAATAACTTCAGAAGTACTCATTTGAGATCTGGCAATTTCTTCCATGTCTTTCGGACGATTTTTTTGTTCGTCAATTAACTTTTCAAATTCTGTTTGAGTAATTTCCGATAACTTCCTTGTTTGTTCTATTCCTTCTTCATTTCGTATTTTAACCTCATACTCTCCACCCTCACCCATCCTTGCTATGTTTGCAAGATATTGTTTGTCGTCTTCTTTGATGTTAAGTCCTGCTGATCCTACTGCAGAAATTCTTTTATCTGCTTCAGCCGCCGCCAATCCTAACTTACTCATTTCCGCGGCACTTACACCAGTTTGAGTTTGTAATTCCTTTAATGTTAGAACCCCTTGTGGATTAATTTTGAATGTTTTTGTTTTTTCATCGAAGTAGGTGAATTGTTTTGCAACATCTACTAAACTATCTTGTAGAGCACCTGGATCGTTTATTGATGCATTCATCAAAGCAAACGGATCCGCTAACGTTCCCGCAGCAACTCCTAATCGTTGAAATGCTGCTGCAGTCTCAATTGCACCCTCAGGAGATAATACTTTATCCGCAAGTTGAAAAGTTTGGTTCATATCAAACCTTAACATAGAGGCTTGAGCCGCCATTTTTGTTAACCCTTGAACCCCACCCTCAAATTGGTATCGGTTCATTTGGTCCATGTTGTTGGTAACATCTCTCATAATTGTTCGAGCATTACCTCCAATACTTTGAATGTAGTCAACAGATTCCTCTAATGTATCACCTATAGTTTCTATACCCGCCCCAACGTCTAAAAATGCTCTAGTTAATTCTTCAGCTCCGAGTCCTAAAACTTTATTTGCAGCAAATAATTTTTCAACATCTTCAGTGTTGGCAATTACATTCCGTCTAGATTCAGTAGCAACTTTTCCAATAATATCTGCGACATCTCCAATACTTCCCCCCATTCTTGCAATACTTGGAGTAGCATCTGCTAAAGAGGTTTGGAGTTCGGCAATCCTCTGTCTCCCCTGAGTAAATAAAAAATTTACTTGATTTGCATATTGCGATAAAGCGTCAGAGGATTCTATAAATGTATTAGCATCAACTTTAAGTTGATTTAAAATATCTTCTTTAAGCTGTTCAATGGAATTCTTTTCTGCCATACGTAATTAAATTTATATATTATAAATACAAAAGGACTGATTTTTCAGTCCTTTTTGTTTTCTTCTACCCATTTGTCCAAAAGATATTTTCTCATAAATAATGGCATGATTAAAAAATCTTGATATGAAACATTCAGCAACTTAGTTAAGTAATAATACTCATCTATTTGAGATTTTCTGTAATTAGAAGAAAGGGCGAAAAAAGTCCACCCCAAATCCAACATTGACTGTTAGCTTCTCTCCTGATGGGGCTATTACTGTTCTCGTTAAATCTAATTTAGGTTCATTCTCATCCATGAACTTTCTTATGTACTTGGAATCCGCGATTGGCATTTGGTCAATAAATTTTGAAATTTCTGACCTATCTGTTACACCATTAATTTCTAAAATTTGTTTGTTTAATCTCCAAGTAACTTTTGGTGCAGTTCTACCTTGTGGATAAGAATCCGACATTTTTTGAACCTCAAGTATTTCTCCATAACTCATAGGTTTTAACTTAACCGTAGTTTGAGACTTTGGTAACGTGGTGATAAATGTTCCGTCATCTGAAGGTTGTTGTCCTTTTATTACGTTCAACTCGTCTAACCTAACTGTACTTTTGAATGGTTTTTTTGTACCAGGGTCAGTTAAGTTCAATTCCATTTCAGGACCAAAAGCGGTATTTCTTAAAAAAATTAAAATTGCTTCAACATCACCTTCCATTAAATCTTCAACACGAAGATCAGGTTCGTATATCTTAGACCTTAACAAAGTTTGAGTCATGTCGTTCCCACCCGCCATTAAAATATTCTCATCATTAGCCGTTAGATATCCAACTTTAATTGATTTTTTCTTATTCTTGTAGAAGGATCCTTGTGAGGGTAAAGGAACAACATCGTGTGGTAACGAAAAATTTGATTGTCCGTATTCTTTTGCTTGATTATCCATATAAAAATTTAACCGTAAAGTTTATGTGCTTTACGGTTAAATATAAAAGTGTTTTAATTTTAATAAATAGTTTTTTGATAAATCAATAAACAAGTACACAACGATCCATTCTAAGTGTTGCGTTGATTGTTGCCAATCCATCCTGAGCATAACTCAAAGAGTTGAAGTTCACATCGGTCAAGAATGTTCCATATAAAATCCACTTTTCAACAACAACACCGGTTGGGTCCAACATTTCAAGGTCAATATCTTTTTTATAACCTGCGGCATAACCCATACGACCTGTTACAGATTCTGCGTGTAAACGTACCCACTCCATTAGTGCTTGAGCTGCTGATGGTCCGATTGGATCTCTGAACACAGCTGGAATTGTTTGCCAAGTAAACTTTCCTGCCACATAGGTTTCAGTGTTTAAGAATGGAATTGGAACTGGGTTTATAACAATATGTGGTCTTGCTGAAGATTCAACAAACCATTCATTTATACCAAGAGATGATGGAAACCTTAAGATAAAACGGTTCTGTCGTTTTGGTTCATAAGGAATCGGCATTTTCATTAATAAATCAGCCATGTGTTTTTAATTTTTTTGTTTCTGTTATTTTATAGATAAATATATCTGTTCTCAAAAATTTTTCTATTTACTTTTTTTTTGAAAAACGTATTCTTATTTTACTTCTTTCTTATAGCCTCCGGCAGTAGAATAAGTTTTAACAATATTATCTGGTTTATTTTTAAAATGCTTTTGCATTACTTCTATATTTTTTGGATCATCGTCACTAAATCCTATTGATAAGTTTTCTGGGTTAAATTTATTAGCAATATCCTTTTTTAAGAATGCTTTTTTATTAAGTACTGCTGCCATTCCTTTAATATAACTAACAAAATCTTCCATTGCTTCGACTTTAGCTTCTTCAGGGTTAACCGCCCCTTTGTCGTCTCCAAAAGATACCGGATGATACTTATTAAGTTCTAAATAAGATTTGATAAGTTCCTCGTCCGTCATTTCATTTTCACCCACAAAAGACCTATATTTTTTTAAATTTTTAATTAACTCATCTTTATCGATTCCGTTGAAACCTTCTATAATATAGTTATAAATCGCTTGTTTTATAGTGTTTGGATTGTGACCTCTCGCAGTTATTATTGCAAATATTGAACCATTATTTATTGCTTCTCTAAAATCATCAAATGCCGGTCCTTTTCTTGCCCTTAAAGAGTCCACCAAAAAATCTTTGTCTCCATCAGTTCTAAAGTTTCTAAATGGAGAGTCCGAATATCCAACAATCGTATTACCTTTATATGTGAATGGTTCTTTACCTATTAGATGTCTGAACTCGGCAAAGTCATCAGTAGACATTCCGACTTCATTGCCATCATCATCTTTAACTAAAATTTTTGTTGGCATATGAACAATATTATCGTCCCAATCGAACGCATAATACTTGAGATCTGGTGTCCCCTCACTTTTAAATCCTTCTGTAAACTCTTTTTTCATTTGGCTAAAGGGGGGGATATTATCCCCCCATATTTAATTTGTTAGATATTTTCAAACGAAGCTCCTGTTGGAGTAATGAAGAATTCGATATCGATGAATTCTAATGCCTTCGTTGGTTTTAAGTATATCTTACCTGTTAATGTATTTCTATCTAAGTCTTCAGGTGTAGAAGAAACTGTTACTCTGAAGTCATAAAGACCTCTATCTCTTCTAATTGAATCTAAGATCGGGTTAACACTATCCAAGAATTGTTGTCTAACAATTTGGTCGTTTTGTTCGAACAACAATCTTACAGCTACTGCTGAAATTAACTTTCTTGCTTGAAGTAACAATCTTCTTACGTTCAATCTGTTAAGTGCGGTGTCAGCAACTTGTAAAGTTTTGTTACCCCAAATTACTGTTCCCACATCAGAGAAAGTTGCGATAGGGTTGATTCTACCTTGATAAAGTGTGTCTCTATCTTCTTGAGTCAACTTAACTCTC